CGCGCGTCTCGTCCGCATCGAGCAGGGCAAAGCCCCCGCGCTCCGGCGCGAAATCTACATTCTGAACGGAGGCTGGAAATGAAACTCTCTCTTGAACTCACGCGCTCGGCGGCGCATCAACCGCTTCCCGCCGGAATCCGGCGCTCCCTCTTCAACGCCGCAAAGCATTCGCGTCTCATCGAATGGGCGTTCAACTTCTGCCGGATCAACCAGTCGCTCAAATCCGATTTTCTGAAATTGACGGAGAACTGCCGGAATTTCGCGATCAACAACGAAATCGTCACAGGCTTCCTCGAACACTTCAAGAGGAACGTCATCGGGGCGAACGGTTTCACGCTCCAGAGCAAAACCGCGCCCGAAACCGCGCGAAAGATCGAACGCCTCTGGAACGAGTACCAGTCCCGCTCCGGCGGCTACGTCACTCTCGACGAACGCATGTCCGGTCGCGACTTCGATCTGATGATCCTCCGGAACCTCATCATCGACGGCGAAGTTTTCATCCGGCGCGCGTATGATCCCTCCTCTAAATTCGGATGGAGGTACGAGCTGATCGACGCGTTCGACATCGATCCCTACTACAACGACGAGTTCACCGACGGCTCGCGTATCGTCATGGGCATTGAGTTCGACCCGCGCGGACGGGAACGCGCCTTCCACCTTCGGCGCAACCGCAACAGCGACATGTATTTCGGCGGCGAACGGATCCGCATTCCCGCGGAACACATGATCCACATCTTCCGGAAGTTCATTCCCGATCAGTCGCGCGGCTACTCCATGCTCGCTCCCGTCGCAGTCGCACTCGGACACATGGACGCTTACAAGGAAGCCGAAATCGTCCGCGCCCGGATCATGGCGGCAACCCTCCTCGTCTGGGAAAAAACCGGAGCGGACAACAACATGCTCGACGAAGCGGACAAGAACGGCGACATCTTCACAAAAACCGAAATGGGTTCCGCGCAGTTCGCTCCCGACGGCTACACCGCGAAATTTTTTCAGAACACCTCGCCGAATTCGAACTTCGGCGCGTTCTGGGTCGGACTGCTCCGGAGCATGTCGAACGCCATCGGCTTGAGCTACAACAAGGCGAACGGAGACTACACCTCGATCAACTACTCCTCCGCACGCGAAGCGACGCTTGAAGACCGCGCGTTTTTCGAGGAGTTTCAGAACTTCATCATCGAAAACTGGAAAGAACTTCAGTTCCGCGAATTTCTCAAAGCAGCCGCGCTGAACGGGCTCGTGCAGGTCGACGATTCCGCGTTCCAGCATCGGTTTTTCGGCCGCCGCTTCCAGTGGGTGGACCCCGCGAAGGAAATCGCCGCGCTCGAAAAAGAACTCTCCCTCAAGCTCACCGACCCGATCACCGAGCTCGAAAAACGCGGATTCGATCCGGACGAGGTGCTCGACCGCTGGGCAATCTGGGAACAGAAGTGCAAAGAACGCGGAATCGTCCCGCCTCAGCCGCAGAATTACAACCTGATTGACGCCGTCCCTCCGGATGAAAACGAAAAGGAGAAAACCGATGAATCCGAATCCTGATCTTGAAAATCTCGAAATCACTTTCCCGTGCGCGAGCCCCGCGCCGTACATGCGCGAATCGGAGATGGGCGTGTATTACGAGTGTCTGCAGTGCAACGAACAATCGGTCCACCTCGAACGTCTGAACGGCGGCGCGTCCATGCTCCGCAATCACAATCCGGACGACATTCTCGGAATCGTCGTCCGGGCGTGGTGCGAAGACGGACGGCTCATGTGCCGCGTCCGCTTCCGGAAAAATTCGGAGGAGGCTGTCAGCATGTTCCGTGACATTGTCGACGGAACCGTCCAGAACGTCTCGATCGGATACATGCAGGACAATGTCAAATTCCGGCGGGTTGACGGACGCATCATCGGTGACGTAGTCGAGTGGACCCCTTTCGAGGTGTCCGTTGCGGTGGGTGTTCCCGCCGATCCGACGGTCGGATTTTATCGATCTCTTGAACTCAAAAATAAAAAACGGAAGGAATTCGCCATGAACGACGAAGAACAGAAAAAGAAGTCTGAAGAAGCCGCAGAAAACGAAGAACAGAAGAAGCGTGAAGCGGACGGAGAAGACACAGGAACCGACGAGCAGGAAAAATCCAAGCGCGCCAAGAAGTCCGATGAAGAACCCGAAGCGGACGGCAAGGACGAAGAGCAGGAAAAGAAACGTTCCGCAGCGATCCGTTCCATCGCGGCGTTTTTCGGCGACTACAGCGCGGGTGAAAGCGCGCTCAAGCGCGGTCTCACTCCGGAACAGTTCCGCACGGAACTTAAAGAACATTACGAAATCAAGAGCCTTGTAAAACAGAAAGGATTTCCGGCAATCATGAGCACCAGGAAACAGAGGGGCTACAGCCTCACCGAAGCGTTCCGTTACCTCCTCACAGGCAATGCCGACCACGGCGGCTATGAACGCGAAATCTCCAACGAAATGTACAAGCGCGCGGGTGTGGAACAGTCCAGCGAGGGCGCACTGATGATTCCCCTTACTCCGTTCTACCGTGATGAACCCGGAAGCGGAACCACGCCGGCAGTCTCCGATCCGAACGCCGTCACCACACCTTTCGGTATCGCGCAGGGCAACGCCGCTTCCCTCCTCGATACGGAATACCATCCGGAGATGTTCATCGACATCATCCGCAACCGCATCGCGAACATCGGTGCAACCTACCTCTCCGGTCTCAAAGGCAACATCCGAATCCCCATGCAGACCGCAACCGGTTCCGTTTCGTGGGTTTCCAGCCTCAACGACGACGTGAAGGAAACCGCGCCCGCCATCGGCGACATCACCATGTCCCCGAAGAAGCTCGGCGGCTTCACCAAAGTCCAGAAAGACGTCATCGTCCAGGGCGTTCCCGCTCCGATGAATCTCGCCATGGCGGACCTGCTCACCAACATCAGCATGAAGCTCTCCTACACCATGCTCAAGGGCAACGCCGCCGATCCGGCAATCACCGGACTGGACACCGCAACGGGCGTGCAGACCGTCACCATCGCGAACCTCGCAAACGCCACGTGGCAGGATTTCCTGAAGTTCGACGCGCTTGTCGGAGACATGGCGATCACCGGAACGCCAAAGTTCATCATGCGCTCCGCGTCCCGCCAGACCCTCAAGGGCATCAGCAAAGATTCCGGCTCCGGACGCTACATCTGCGAGGGAAACATGATCGACGGCGCGGCGGTCGAAATCGACGGTCAGATCGGAGCCGACGACATCTTCTACGGCGACTTCTCCAACATCCTCGTCGGTACCTGGGGCGGTCTGGAAGTCATGCTCGATCCCTACCGCTGGGCGCGCTCCGGTCAGGTCGAAATCATCGCGAACCTCATCGCCGATGTTGCGATCCGCAACCCGAAAACTTTCGTGAAACGCGTGAAGTCCTGAGCTCGCAGCCCCGCCTCCGGGCGGGGCGCTCTCCCTTGAGGTGAACAATGAAAAATTACGAAATCACATCCGACTGTGTCGGATTCGGGCGGAACCTGAAGCGCGGTGAAATCATCGACGCTTCCGAGATCGCCGCGCATCCCGCAGATTTCACAATCCTTTCCGCAGCTGGATTCATCCGCGAAACAAAAAAAACGGCAAAGAAAAAATGACCCCTTTCGAACTGGCCATCAACGACATTTTCAACACACCGGATTTTCTCGACGTTTGTGTTTTCCGTCAGAAGTCGCTCCGCTGCATTGTCTCGGCGGTGTCGGAAGATGGCGTTTTTGGTCAGTTCGGTTTCGAGGATGGTATCTCTTTTGCCCTCGATCTCCTCTGCTCCTCCCTCGATTCCAAGCCCCGGAAGAACGAGCTGATCACGTTCCGCGGCGTTGAATACCGCGTCGATTCTGCCGTCCTCGACAGCGCGGGAACAACTTGGAAAATTTATCTCAAGTCCAAGAATTCCCCTTGACGCTCCGCTCCCTGCCGGAGGTGACACATGGGAAAATCCGGCATGACAATCAACACTGAAAAGCTCGTCCGCAACTTGCGGCGGCTCGAACGCGATACCGACACGGCAAAACTCAAGGCCTTGCGCGACTGCTGCGCGGTGTTCGTTTCGACCGCTCAAAAGTACACCCCGCCGAACATGGGCAAAAAAATTCCGGGATACATGTACAACATCCCCAAACCAGTGGAAAAAGCCTCGCAGCGCGACGCACGAATGAAAACCGGCATCCGTCCGATCATCGACATGCAGAAGATGAAGGACGACAGGAACGTCTCCGCGAAGCTCCGCAAGTTTTACGCAATCAAGGTCAACACAGGCGCGCGGTATTTCGTCATGTTCAACCTCAAAGGACGCGGAC